ATCCCAATCAAGTTTCTCCAAAGGAATCCAATTTAATAATGTATAATAATGATGCGACATTGTTATTGTTATAATTATTGTGTTTATAAATAGTAAAAAATAAAATCAATTCAATTTTTTTATTCTTCATAATCATCGAATTCTTCAATACCCCATCCAGCAAAGTATTTCATATTCTTTGGATGGAATCGGTTTTGAATAATCTCTTTATTAATAGGCCATCTGTGTTCTGCAATCTGTTTATAATCATATGTAAATATGGATGGATTACTTGATAACAAATCCCAATTAATTTTGTCTGGATTTTGTTCCAACGCTTCGCTTATTAAATGAATAGCTGCTGGATTTTTTGATAACGTTACCCAATCAATTTTGTCTGGGTTTTTTTCCAAAATATGAATGGCTGCTGGATTGGCTGATAACAAATTCCAATCAATTTTGTCTGGGTTTTGTTCCAACGCTTTGCTTATTAGATGAATCGCTGCTGGATTGCTTGATAAATTAAACCAATTAATTTTGTCTGGGTTTTGTTCCAACGCTTTGCTTATTAAATGAATCGCTGCTGGATTGCTTGATAACACATCCCAATTAATTTTGTCTGGGTTTTGTTCTAATAGATGAATCGCTGCTGGATTCCTGGATAACTGTATCCAATTAATTTTGTCTGGATTTTGTTCTAAAAGATGAATGGCTTTAGGTTTACTGGATAAAGTAAACCAATTAATTTTGTCTGGATTTTGTTCTAAAATATGAATTGCTGCTGGATTTTGTGATAACATGTACCAGTTAATTTTATCTGGGTTTTGTTCTAGAAGATGAATTGCTTTAGGATTTTCTGATAACCATTGCCAATCAATTTTGTCTAGGTTTTGTTCCAAATTATGAATTGCTGCTGGATTAGTTGATAAATATTCCCAATCAATTTTGTCTGGATTTTGTTCGAGTAAATAAATTGCTTTAGAATTTAGCGATAATCTAGACCAACTAAGTTTTTCTAAAGGAATCCAATTTCTTAATTTATAATAATTTAACATTGTTATTAGTATGATTATGTTTACCATTATTTAATTTCAATTTTATTTCAATTTTATTTCAATTTTATTTTATTTTTCTCAAGTTCATCTGACTCATTAAAATTGTCAATCAGTTGTTCCATATTAACGGGGTGAGCATCTCTGTATTCTTTCATAGAACTATCAAATTTAGTTCTAATTTGTTTATAAATCTCTTGATTTACAGACTTTATTTTTGGTTCTGTTTTTTTTTCAGGAATTCCCATATAATCTTTTAAAACTCGCATATAATCACAATTAAACAATTTTAGTTTCTCTATAGTTTGTTCTTCTGTATAATTGGTTTGAGACATTACTAAATTAATATGCTCTTTTAAGTCGTCATTACTAAAAAAACTTATTCCGTCGGCCATATATATAAATTAAATATTTTTTTAAATCATATTAAACAAAATGTTATATAGTATATTATCTATAGAAAATGACAACTACTCTTGATAATCTTGAAAAATTAATTCAGATGGCTACCATAGAGCATATGTATTCAATGTTGCAAAAAATGAAAATAGATAATTCAACCAATTTAAAAGAAAAAGAAAATGAAAATAAACCGCCAGAAACATCATTCTTTGTTCCACTTGAACCTTTTACGAATTTTTCTTGGGAAGATAGAGATCTATTAAAGTGGGTAAAAGGAGATTGTAAAACATCGTTACAATCATTACATTATCATTTAAAAAAATCTATGGCTGAAATTAGGGAGTTGACTATAAAAGTTGATAATTTAGAAAATGAATTAAGTGAAATTAAAAATAACACTAATAATAATAGCAAATTTTTATGTCAACAATTAAGAGGGCAACAAAAATTAACTAGCTATCCTGGTTTTTCAAATGGTACTCAAACTGAAAATTTAGATAATTGCCATATAAAGTTAAAAATTGAAGAAAAAGTAGTATTAAAGGAAGATGATGAACCATTAATAATAGATAATGAAGAAGAGGCTGAAGAAGAAGAAGAAGAAGCTGAAGAAGAAGAGGAAGTAGAGGAAGCAGTAGAGGAAGCAGTAGAGGAAGAAGTAGAGGAAGAAGAAACTGAAGAAGAAGTAGATGAAGAAGTAGAGGAAGAAGAAGTTAAAGAAGTAGAGGAAGAAGCTGATGAAGAAGTAGATGAAGAAGTAGAGGAAGAAGTAGAGGAAGAAGTAGAGGAAGAAGAAACTGAAGAAGAAGTAGGAACTGAAGAAGAAAAAGAATCGGAAGAGGAAGAGGAAGAGGAGGAAGAAGAAGAAAAAGAGGAAGAAGAGGAAGTATTTGAAATTGAAATAGATGATGTTACCTACTTTGCTACTCACGAAGAAAATGGTATATTATATGAAATCACAAAAGACGGAGATGTTGGGAAAAAAGTAGGTATAATTAAAGATGGGGAACCAATATTTAGTTAAACTCTTTTCTAAACATATAGTAAATGTTAAACTTGTGTGCACCAGCATTAATATATGTAGCATTCTCATTAACTCAAATTATAATAGACACTTTTAAAGGATTATATAATACGGCCTTTTTTAAAGCTATTGTGATGATAATAATTACAATACTTTTAAATGCGTTGTGTCAATCTGGAATGGGTATTATATCATGGATTATTGTATTTATCCCTTTTATTTTTATGTCCGTAATTGTAGCTATATTGTTATATGTGTTTGGATTAGATGCGGCAACAGGCCAATTAAATTTTAAATGTGATAATTGTGATACATCCACTAATACAAATGGAGGAAATTTAATCTATAGTTCAACTACAGTAAAAACAACAACTGAACCTGAACCTGAACCCGTGGAACCAGTTGCTCCATTTTGGTCTTCAGACCCACAATACGAGTAAATAGAATAATTTTATTACAATTATAATAAAACCATTTAAACATATATAATCATTAAATATATTATGCGTACCTATGCTATATTAACTGGAATCTTAATACATAAATTTTTTAGTATATTTTATCCAGCAGAATATGAACTAACAGTAAATTATTGCGAATATAAACTAACACAAATAAAGGAAGTTTTAGAACCACACTTGATAAATTTAGGGTTTAATATAATGTATTATTATAGCTGTTTACAAATTCGTTTTAATAAAATTAAATTGATGGTTAGCCCATTATTAAAAAATGATACACAAAATCAAAATCCTAAACAAAAAACAAAATTCTTTAGTATATATAAAGACGGGGGTATAGTTAGTCAATCATTTATAGATAATGATATTTTAGATGAATTGATAAAAATATATGGGGAATCAAATAATAACTATTTATTAATCATTTCTCAAGAAAATCCTGATTCTAAACAAATAAATAAAATCCATTACACATATTTTCCAAAATCAATAGAAGATTATAAACATTCTAATTTACGATTTTTTTCAATTGAACTAACATATAACGATGAAACGTATCAAATTGAACTAATTAATAATAAACATAATCATTATATTGTAAGTAATATATTAGACAAACATTTTTTTCAATATTATTTAACAACGGTTTTAAAGGTAAATGTAGATAATAATTCATTTAATTATAATGTATCAATTATCGATCATAATGTAAATATTATTCACCTAACACCAAACGACTATTTGATTATAAAGGAAGACAGTTATGAAATAGTAAAAACAAATGTTAAAAAAACTAATAGCGATGCTAATATCGGCCTTGTATACAACAATGACAATAATAAGGATAAGGATAAGGATAAGGATACAGAAAAAATAGATAATAAAAGTAACTCTAGCCCAGATAATTATAATAAAAATGATAAAGAACAATTATTATACGAATGAAAATAATTAATATTATTAAAATAATATAAAAAAATTGAATTAATATAAGTATGATGGACCCATTACATACTGTTTCTACAATGGCTACTGCAAGTAATTCTGAACAACCTATTGAAGTATATAAATTAAAGAATAAGTGGAATTTATGGGCACATTTGCCTCAAGATCCAGATTGGACCGTAAAAGGTTATAAGAAGATTATTCAATTTAAAACAATTAAAGAAGCGGTTGGTATTACAGAAATGCTTCCAGAAGGATTAATAAAAAACTGTATGTTATTTATTATGAAGGATGGTATTTCCCCTATGTGGGAAGATCCAAAAAATAGAAATGGGGGTTGTTTCTCTTATAAAATTGCTAACAAAAATGTGGCCGAAGTTTGGAGAGACCTTACCTATGTTCTAATTGGAGAAACCATTAGTTCTAATATACCATTTGTAAACAGTGTAACTGGGATTACCATTTCACCTAAAAAAAATTTCTGTATTGTTAAAATTTGGATGACCAATTGTGACCATCAAAATCCACAAGTAGTAACAAGTGATGTAAAATATTTGGTTCCACAGGGTTCTTTGTTTAAAAAGCATACTCCTGAATTTTAGATAATATATAATAAATAATTTAGAATATAAACTAATTAAACATTTTTATTAAATAAAATATAATGAAGTATCCTTTTATTTTATTTTTTCGTAATGATGATTATAATTTTATAGATGATATATTACTAGGACATTCTAGTAAATTAAATTGTACATTACATATAATTAATAAAAAAACACAACTAAATAAATTTTATAAACAAATTTACCCTATATTGATTGTATTTGGTAAAAATCCAGAAGAATATAAAGATGATTTAATGGAAATCACAAACTCAAATTTATCTAAACGTATTTTATATATTACTGAATTTACGTCTGTTGAATGGTTTAATAATTTGGTAAATTGTTTTTATATTAATATTTGTAATTTAGAACGTATTAATACTCGTCCTAAATTTTCGGTTTTTACACCATCATTTAATTCATTTGAAAAAATTCTTAGGGCGTTTAATAGTTTAAAGTCTCAGACACTAACAAATTGGGAATGGGTAATAATGGATGATTCTCCTGATGATAAAAATTTTCAATATTTACGAAAACAGTTAACCAATGATTTCCGTGTAAGATTATATAGAAGATTTGAAAATAATGGCTATATTGGGAATGTTAAAAATGAAGCAGCGAGTTTATGTAGAGGACAATATGTTTTAGAATTAGACCACGATGATGAGGTGTTACCATTTGTTTTAAAAGAATCGGCGGATTTATTTGATGCAAATAATGAAATAGGATTTATTTATATGGATTTTATTAATTTATATGAGGATGGAACTAATTTTTCTTATGGAAATCATATATGTAAAGGATATGGATCATATTATTGTCAAAAATATAATGATAAATGGGTTTATGTGTATAATACGCCAAATATAAATAATATAACTCTTAGCCATTTAGTTTGTTGCCCTAATCACCCAAGAATTTGGAGAAGAGATACTCTTTTAGAAATAGGAAATTTTTGTGAATATTTACCAATTTGCGATGACTATGAAATTATTTTAAAAACAGCGGTTAATACAAAAATAGCAAAAATACATAAAATGGGGTATGTTCAATATATGAATAATGAAAATAATAACTTTTCTTTGATAAGAAATGCTGAAATTAATCGTATTGGACCAGAATATATTAGTCCAATATATTATAATGCATTGGATATTCATAATAAAATGAAAAGTTTGGATGCATACGAAGATGAAAAATATATAACTGAACATCCGATTATATGGCAACGTGATTCACAAAGTTATACACATAAATTTTGTAATTTGATAGTAAATAATGATTATAAAAAACAATTTTGTATTATTGGGATAGATGGTTTAATAAAACATATAGATAGAATAACGGAATTATATAAGGATTTAGAAAATGACTTTATCGTTATTGAAAATAAATGTACTATTGAATATTTATGGTCAAGGCTAAATTCTCTTGGCTTTGATAGAATGAAATGTTATGTATTATTTGATGAACCAGAAGAACGACTAGTTAATTATTTTAAATTATGTTATCTTTCAACTAACAACTATGAAATAATTAATTCCGATATATATAAATTAAATTATAATTCACTTCATAACGAAAGACATAAAGTGATGAACTCAACAACAAAAATATATTATCGTTATTTAGAAATAGGAGTTGAAAATGGTTATACATTTTCGAATACAGAATTTTTACATAAAGTTGGAGTAGACCCTGACCCAAAATGTAAGGATGTTAAATATGGAGAAATTCATAAATGTACTTCAGATCATTTTTTTGAAAATATAAATATTAAAAATAAGCCAAATATTCAAGACGAAAATTCTATTGATTATATTGAAAAATTAAAACTATATAATTTTGATGTAATATTTATTGACGGGATGCATCATTGTGAGAATGTATTAAGAGATTTTAATAATAGCATTAATATCTTAACAAAAGATGGGATTATATTTATCGATGATTGCATTCCGTTAAATTATAATGAACAATTAAAAATTCCAGTAAAACATTATTACGAGAATAATATACTTAAATATGGAGAAGAATGGACTGGAGATGTATGGAAATTTGTGTATCATTTATTAAAAAATTATAGAGATAAATTTGAATTTAGTTATTTTCATAATATTAATTATAGAGGTATTATTAGAATTCAAGTTAAAGAAACTTTTAAAGTGGATGTTAGTTATGATGAATTAAATAGTTATAATTATTTTGAACATTTTAATGATTATTTATCGTTGATTTCTATAAGTAAGTAAAATTATATTATCTCTCAGTTGAAAAAAAAAATACCTGAAATAATCTACCATTTTCTTTTGTATCGCCAAAATAATCCATAGACATATGATACCTATTTGCGTTAAATAATATAAGTCGATTAAACACATTACCAACTCTATCAAGCATTTCCCATTTTGTTAGATCTTGACTAAATCTATCTACTTCATCCTTATTATTTAATATTTTTCCATCCTCTTCACAAGTAGAACCATCTTTAAAACGATAGAACGCGGTTCCTCCTGATAAGGGAGCATCAGGTGTCAAAAATAACACACCAGCCCAATTATTCCATTTATCTGTGTGAATCCATGAACGGTCTCTAGATGTAGTATATTGAAAAGCACCATTATATGTGTCTTTTTCATCAGAATTAGGACAAGGAAATTCTATTATTTTTCCAGCGAATGGTTCAACATAACTTTGTATAACATCTTTTAGTTCTTGATTTGCATAAGAAATAGTCCTTTGTCCTGGAAAATTACCGATAACAGAAAAATCTTGAGTTAAAATATGTTTGCGTGTCTCTAATGGATTATTATAAAAATTGTCGATAATAATTAACCCACACGTTGGGTTACGTTTTAAGATGTGAGAAAATAAATTAGTATCATTTGTTTGCTTATGAGTATTTTCGTTGATAGATATATTTATGATTTCATTTTGTTCAATTGTATTATTGTTATTTATATTATCATCACGAATAATATTATTAATTATTTTTTTTTCAATAATATTCATAAATTAACAAATCAAATTTATTTAAGTCAATTATTTTTGATATTTTATAAAATATCCAAAATTTTTTTAAGTAATTCTTTTTTTGTATAATGTATAAACAAAAAATCATCAGTTTGTGGAGAAACTGGTATACAAATATACCCAAAATTAAATAAATATTCAAAAATATCTAATTGAGATTTTATTCCTCTTTGATCTTCAGAATATTTTTTAATTGAATTTGTAGATGTTGACCATATTTCAATTAAAATTGTAGGAGTATATTTTATGATAGTATTTTTAGCACCATCTAATACCTTTCTTTCACAACCCTCAACATCTAATTTTATAAACGATACATTTTCTATATTACAACTATCTAAAGTTTTTGTATATATTTTGTATTCAAAATTTTCATCTGTTTTTTCTAGGTCATCTATTCTAGTATATCCATAATTTGTTTTTATAGAAAAATCGATTATCCCACCTTTTACTATTTCTGTTTTATTTGATAAACCAATAGGATATATTTTCACTTTATTTGTTAAGTTATTTTGAGTAATATTCATATCTAGTATTTTATTGTATACTGGTTCAAATGAATGTATATAATAATTATCTGATATATATCTAGACATTATTAATGATGTTGTGCCTATATTTGAACCAATATCAATCATATTTGTATTTTGCTGATAAGAATATTTTATATATTTTTCTAACCAATCCTCCCATAATTTATTTTTCTTGGCATATTCAGTAATTGTTGTATCATTTTTAATAAAATTTATTTTAAATTCGTCTATTTCCAAACATTCCAAAAATTGTAAATCGTTGTTCATGATATTATATTAACCTAAACTTTAATATAAAAACAATAAAATATATAATTATTATGATAATTAATATTGATAAAAAAGATTACAATATTAATGATGGAGAATTTAATAAAATACCCCATAATGATTACAACCATTTATTAATAAGAGATAATGTTGGGTTATTTGAAAGAATTGTTAGTTTGTTAAAAGAATTATCAATTTCCCTTAAAATAAAAAACGGTATGTTTTTTGAACAAACACACGGAGGATTTATACCTATCAATTGTTCATCTCAATTTGAACATATAAACATTTTAAATTCAAATACTATTCATAATATTAATATACAAAGCAATATTGACCTCCATAAACTTATTAATATAAATCTAAATAACGGAAAGTTGGAACAAAATTTAACTAACAACTTAATCATTTATTCTGAAAATTATGAAGATATTGATAAACATATCATAGAGAATTATAAACCTATTATATTAACATCTTTATGTTCTTCTTTTCTAACACTTGGACTTGGTTATACAGATATTTTACATCTATCTAATACTAAACTATATTTATATATTCCAACTCAATTGTATGAGACTTTTAATAAAGAATTCCATTATTATATAAATGGTAATAATTTAGTTTATGATAATTTAAACCACTTATGCATTATGGTGAAAGATGGAGGACCCCAATTTGAACAAACGTTAATAGACAATTTACATATTTTTGATAGATGGACTATTCTTGACACTGGTAGCACCGACAATACAATTGAGATAATTAAACGAGTGTTAGTTGGAAAAAAGAAAGGGCAACTATTTCAAGAACCGTTTATCAATTTTAGAGATAGCAGAAATAGGTGTATAGATCTAGCCGGTAATTCTTGTAAATTTATAACTATGTTAGATGACACTTATGTTATTAATGGAGATTTAAGATGTTTTTTAAATGAAGTGCGCGGTGATCAAATATCTACATCTTTTACATTATATATACAAAGTAGTGACACTATTTATGGTTCAAATCGCATTATCAAAAGCAATTCAGGACTTAAATATATACATAAAATACACGAAGTTATTACAGACAAAAATAATATGAATATCGTAATACCCAAAGAAGTAACTTATATTCACGATAAACGTTTTGATTATATGGAAAAACGTACAATGGATAGAAAGCAATTAGACTTAAAATTATTATTTGAAGAAGTAGAAGATAATCCACACGACCCAAGAGCATATTATTATTTGGCACAAACATATAATTTATTAGAAGATTATGAAAAAGCATTCTATTATTTTATAAAACGAAGCGAATTTACAAATAGCGGTTTTGTTCAGGAGAGGGTAGATGCTCTATTTGAATCGGCACGAGTAGCTAATTTTAAATTAAACAAACCATGGTCTGAGTGTGAAGAATTATATAAAAAATGTTACAAAGCAGACGAAACAAGACCCGAAGCATTATACTTTATTGGCATTCATTACTATTTAGAAAATGATTTTAAAAAATCTTTTGGTTATTTTAAAAAAGCATTTGAAATTGGGTTTCCTATTCATTGTCAGTATTCATTAAAACCAACATTAAGTTACCATTTTTTACCTAAGTTTTTAACAAAAGTTTGTTATACCATGGAAGATTATCAACTTGGAGAACAATCATCATTATTTTTTTTACAGCATAATACTCAAAATGCAGAAGATTATCAAGAGATTTTATCATGGTACAAAATTTTTGAAAAGTTAAATATTTATAAAGGAAAAAGGCAATTAAATAATGTAAATGTTTATAATAAACCATTATTCGTATTTGTTGCTGATGGCGGATTTAATCCGTGGACTGGTTCTAATATTCTTACAACAGGAGTTGGTGGTTCAGAAACATATATTATTGAAATGGCTCGTTATATTCAACAATCTGGTAACTTTCAAACTATTGTATTTTGTAATACACCTGGTAAAGCAGAAGACATATTTGAAAACACAATTTACAAACCATTATCTAGTTATTATGAATTTATTAATACAACTTATGTTGATACATGTATTATAAGTAGATTTTCAGAATATCTCCCTGTAACTTATAAGGGTTTTTCAGAAAATGTATATTTAGTGGTTCACGATCTAACTCCAAGTGGCATAGTAATTCCAATGGATAAAAAACTTAAAAATATATTTTGTCTTACAGAATGGCACGTTTCCCATTTATCTGCCATTTTTCCGCAACTTTCTAACATTATAGTCCCATTTTATTACGGAATTGATGAACGATTTAAAAACATATTGACTGCAAATAAAATAGTAGAAAATATATTATGTAATAAGGTAAAGAATAAATTTATTTACTCGTCATTTCCAAATCGCGGTCTTTTACAGCTTCTACAAATGTGGTCTACAATTATAGAAAAAGTTCCTACATGTACATTACATATTTATTCTGATATAAATAACAAATGGTCAAATAATGTAGAACCAGATAAAATGCAACAAATTCGCGACTTATTGACCAATATGTCTGATATTAAATACGGCATTCATTATCACGGATGGGTTAATAAAAATGAACTATGTGAAGCATGGCTTTCATCTGATATATGGTTTTATCCTTGCACTTTTGAAGAGACATTTTGTCTAACTGCGTTAGAAGCCGCATCAAGTAGAACATTTATAGTAACTAATGACCTAGCAGCATTACAAAATACTGTAGGTAATCGTGGATGTATAATTAAGGGTGACCCTACAACAAAGGAGTGGCAAGAAGAAGCATTAGATAAATTATTTTATTATCTAGTTAGTGATGTTGATGGAGAAAATGATGTTAAAAAGAACCAGCTTATAGATGAAAATTTTGCATGGGCAAGTACTTTGTCTTGGGAGAGACAAGCAAATAAATTATTAGAAACATATATTTTACCTAATACATTAATCGAGTATAAAGGAATGTATAATTGGACGAATGATTTACCAGTTGGACATAAACAAATATTTTTAGATATATTACAATACTTTAATAAAACTTATCCAAAGGTATTGACAAGTGAGAATATTTCCATATTAGAAATAGGAACATATACAGGTATTTCTCTAATTAATATTATAAATAAAATATCCAATTCATACGGAATTGGTGTAGATATGTGGTTGTCATATAATGAAAATAATTTGCTAGAAAATATGGACTCATTAGGAATTGAAAAGTCGTTTTATAAAAATATAAACACATTTGGACTTCAAGATAGAATTAAAGGCATAAAAAGTGATTCAACAGATGCATTAACTGGATTTATAAAGAGTGGAACAATATTTGATTTTATTTATATAGATGGTTCACATTTACTATTAGATTGTTATAGCGATTTAGTATTTGCATGGGTAATTCTAGAAAAAAATGGAATACTCGCTATAGATGATTATACTTATAAAATGGATTCTATACTTGATTCGCCATTTGAAGCAGTTAATCATTTTCTAAAACGATATGAAGGAAAATACAAATTATTACATAAAGGATATCGGGTTTTTTTACAAAAGTTATAAACAATAAATGGATTAAAATATAAATATAACAAATTAATTATATTTATATTATGAATGATATAGATTTATATATTGATACCAGTTTAAATTTAAAAGCAACTGAAAACTCTGTTATTAATAAATTTTGGAAACCTAATCAAAGTGTTGTTACAATAATTGAACAAATATGTGTTAATAATAATTATGTAAAAAATCTGGAAATTGGACCAGGAATTGTACCCTTTTCTTTCGCAACACACTTTATAGGTTGTAATGAACAAATTATAAATTTTATTAATATTGACATTGATTACCAATCATTTCCATACAAAGATGATGAGTTTGATTTTATATATTGTCGTCATGTGTTAGAAGATATTCAAAATCCTGATTTTGCACTTAGAGAGATTTTTCGTGTTTCAAAATGTGGTTATATTGAAACTCCTTCACCTCTTATAGAAATTACAAAAAATGTTGATGCAACATCATTTGCGAACAGTTATTGCGGATACATTCATCATCGTTATATTGTATGGTCTAGTATAGAGAGAAACGAAATATATTTTTTACCTAAATATAGCTGTATATTAGACCATATATTAAATATAAATGACGAGTCAAAACCTTTTCTATACAATTTAATTAATAATTTTCCTGCTTATTGGAATAATTATTTTATTTTTTTAGAAAAACCAAATGTAATTATGTATAAAAATGG